GAAGTTCTGCGTGATCAGCTTACACACCCACAGAGACAGCGCGATGGTCGCGGCAGCAGGGCGCACGATGCCGTTCCAGATATCCACAGCGGAGTAACCTGTCGGGCCGAATGCGCGGGCCATCGCCGCGCCAAACGCATCAGCATCGGTTTTATCCACCATCGCCTGGGACTGCGCTTCGATGACTTTAATGCCGAGCTGGGCTTGCAGTTGCAGCGTCTCTTGATTGCGTGCGTGAGCGCGGTCGTCAATATCGCTTTGCAAGCGCAGCATTTCCAACTCGTGTGCGTTGTCTTGGCGTTTGTTGATGAAGGACGAGATTTCGCCCCACAGCATGCGAAAAACTGAGCCGCCAAGGAATGAAATCAGTGCGCTTAACATGGTGCCTCCTACTTAAACCGGCGGAGCTTGAAGAGCGTGTGCAGGTACAGGGCCACGATCTCGTCCACGATGTTCTGGATTGGCGTGTCCGTCTTGTCGAAGGCTTTGTACCGAGCGCTCTCGATCTCGTCCATCTGGTACTCAAGTTCGTCGGCCACGTTGGGCTCGCCTTCCGGCTCCAGGTAGGGAACCGGCTTCATCATCCCGTGACGGCCTTGGCAGACTTCTGCCAGCTTATCGGCGGCCTCAATGACGCCCTCATAGAACTCTTGCAGCGCGATATGCGCAGCGTAGGACGTTGTCCTTAAATGTTCCCGGTGCGCGATGTCCCGCGAGAGGAAGAGGATGGCGATGATTTCGTGACCCATAGGTACCTTTAAGCCGGAGCAATGGTAGTGACCGTACCCGAGGAGCCTCGGAACTTGAGAGCGCCCGCTTCTACGTAGAGCTGACCCATACCCGCTGGGCTCGTTGTTGGCGCCGTTGCGTTGGCCATGCCGATGACTCTGGCTGCGGAGCTGCCGAAGGTGGATGTCCCAAACCCGAGGTTGCCGGAGGCATCCAGGCGCATCCGCTCGGATCCGTTGTCAGTTCGGAAAATAAGCCCTTGTGCCACCCCCGCATCCATTATCAGGCCGACGCCTGCGTACTGTAGCAAGCCGCCCGTCAACTTGTCCGTTCCGCTCACTGTTGAGTAGAACTGCAACGCTCCATAGTAGTTGCTGGAACTAATTCGGATTGAGTCGTCTACTCCAGAAATATTCAATTTGGTTGCAGGTGACGCTGTGCCAATTCCGACATTGCCGCCAGACGCCACACGAAGGCGCTCGACACCCGCAGTGCTCAGTGCAACAGTGGACACCGCTGGACGCCAGAAGCCTGTGTTGGTGCTGCCGACAAACGAAATAGAAGGGGCGCTGACAGTGCCGGCATCAAACAAAATAGACGTGAAGCCCGTCGTCGCATCCAGTACATCCGTGCCGTTGCAGTACAGCATCTTGCGCTGACCGTTGGCGACTGTGATACCTGCGCCTGCCGACGTCTTGAATACGATCGACTGGCTACCCGTCGTGCTGTTCGTCACCACATACAGCTTAGACACCGAGGGGCAGATCACATTGCGCGAGACCGTCAGCGTGCCGGTCAACGTGATGAACATGTTCCGAGCCTGATCGGTCGTGCCGTTCGCCGTCGTCAGCGTGTAGTCAGCATCCGTCATTGCCACCGCCGCAGTGCCTGCGATCGCAGTCTCAGTCAGCGTCGTGATGCCCGTGTTAACCGTTGCACCCCAGGTGCCGCCAAGCTCGTTCGTCGCAGGCAGCGTCAGACGTAGGGAAGGTGTGTATGTACTAGGCATGACGCCTCCTTATAGTGTTGTTACCGGCGTCCAGCTAGGTGTCTGGGTTGTAACGGTCTGCGTCCAGTTCGGGGTCTGCGTTGTGTCAACCAGTGTCCACATGCAGGAACTCCTTATACAAATCGAATCAGGGCCGTGCTGACTGTGTTAGCGGGCATCTGCGCAGTGAAGGTGTTAACCGCCGTCTTATCAGCGCCGAAGTCCAAGACCGCAATCGCCTTGTTGCTCTTGCTGGAGTTGTAAATCAGCGCGCCCCGCGCTGTGAAGGTTGCCGGTGTCCAGACCGCATCACTGAAGTCCAAGAGCACTGTCGTCCCGTCCGTTGTGAGCGTAACGCCTGTCAGCGTCTTGCCGCCTGCGGTGTAGCCCGTTCCCGATGTCTCGCCCGTCACGGTGTAGACCGTAGTGCCCGCATTCAGCGACGCAGCCCCCGTGTAGAGCGCGATCTTGAGGACGTCTGTTTCCAGGTTGTGAACGGCTTGCCAGCTCTCTTTTTTGAAGCTGGTGACGAGGGTTTGCGTAAGGGCCATGTCAGTTTACCGGCTGTCGATACTGCCCGGAACGGTAGGCATCTTGGCGCTCCATACCATCCCCAAGGCGTTTGGCCAATGCCAGAGCTTCCTTGTACTTGCCGTCGTACAGCGCCAAAAGATCCGCTTCGCCCTTGAGGAACGTGTACGCCTCGATGAGGCAGCCGTACAGCAACACGGTGTCGAAGTTATCGCCAAGCCACGTTGTAGAAGCCGTAACGATCGACTCTGGGTAGAAGTAGTAGTGCATCTCCACCGAATACGCCGAGTCAGGCGTAGGGCCGAGAATGAACGACAGCTCAGTAGGCTGCGCGGAGCGAGGGCCAAAGATGGCGTAGTATTTGGGCAAGCCCGTGGCAGCCACGGTGGGGTACGCTTCACGAATGAAGTTGACGTCCTTGTTGAGCAAGAACTGGTACTGCCCCGTACCATCAATGACCGCTACGGAATACGGCGCAAGGAAATCGTCAGGCGCTGCTAGGTACTGATTGCTGGCCGTCATCGTCCCCGTTACGTTCTTGCGCAACGAAGGGAACTGCACCGAGTTGTAGATGCGCTGTTCGGCCTGCTTAACAAACGTGGGAATGTTCGCTACGAAATCTGTCTCGTAGTTCTGCAAATAGGTACTAATGGTCGCAGACAGCGTAGCGTAATTCATAAGTTATCAACCCATAGGGCCGCGTGCCATTTTACCTTTGGTCGCAGCACCGTTTCCGCGAACGAGGATGCCATCCGTCTTGGTAGGCTTGTACTCAGCGCTGCGATTGCCGGCTACAACGACGGGCGTGTCGCGCAGGTCTTGCTTCGCGGTCTTGTCTTTCAACACTGCCGGGGTGCAGCTTTTAGGATTACGGTAGGTCTGCATATCAGCCTCCGCGTTTCTGTGCAGCAACTCTGGCCAGGCCTCGGCCCATCTTGATCATGTCTGCGTTGCTTTTGCCGGTGTTTCCGCCGCGCTTTACGCCGCCGTCTTGAGGGGCGCACTTGTCGCCAGACCTAGCGGCGGGTTGTTTAGCAGTTGCCATGACTGGCTCCTTCACGTAGTGATTACTGAGACTGTACCAACAATTCCTTGACCAACCAAGGAGTTGGTCGTATTGCCGTCGATGACGCTGTTGCCGCCCCCGACAGGTAGCCATCCCCACTGGAAAATGCGGCTGCCTTCACCAATGAGACCGTTGCTGAGCACGCCGGATGTGACGTAGCTCCTGTCAGGACGAGGGTTGCGAACCCCCTGGGGATCGTCCACCGGAAACATGCCGAGCATCAATTGGGGATGATCTGGGTCATAACACGAACGGCAGACCAGCATGTTGATGTTCTTGGTCTTGATAACCAGGCTTTTCAACAGTTTTAGCTTGAACCGGAATCCGCAACGATCGCACTCTGCGATCGAGTTCTTACCGGAGGAGAACCTATTTCCCATTACATCCCGCCGCCGATGTACATCTGCCTAGGCACAAATCGGACTGCGGCCTTTTCTCTGTCCTCGTCTGAAGCCAGTTGCCACGCTTCGTCGTATTGAGCCTTCAGGATCGGCAACCGCTCAGCACCACCAGGAACCTTCAATGCCAAGTAGTACGCCAGCCCGGCCACCATCGCCGGCAAGAACCGGAATGGCACATCCATCGTGTTAACCCCAGTGCCCGCATCTTGCAGACGGCGCAGCCGCCAGTACACGAGCGTGTAGGTCTGACTGTCATCGGGAACCGGCCAAACCGTGAAGGTGGGCGTAGCCTGCCGGTTGATGTACACCTGGATGGGGCGAGCTTGTTGCAGCTTGTTCGGGATCGTGGCGTATGTAGACACGCTGATCCGGGTGATCGTCAGATCCGCCTGCGTAGAGGCTACGCCAGCGCCTGTACGGATGACGTGCTCAAGCAAGTCAACGGTGTCGGCAGGCAGCGTGTAGGTGGCAGTACCAGGAGTCAGGACTTGGGAGCCCTGCTCGATCGTCCACATATTCACGCCACGATTGGCGAAGTCTGCAAATAGGAGATTTAGAGAACGCCGCGCCGTTCTCAGGTCATATCCCGATCTGGCTTCAGAACCGCATCGCTCGAACGCTTCTTCGATGATTTCCGTTAAATCTAAGTTGAACGTCGTCGTACCCGATGTCGTCATTTTACGTACTCCAAACGCCAACCTTTAGACCGAGCGCTTCGCCGAACAGCTTGTGCAACCGCTTGTAATGATACGTCAAGCTGTTGTGCAGCGGCCGTCGCAGTCTCCCAAACAAATACTCCGTACCAAGGGTGCAGGCCGACCACTTTCCGCGCCATATGGTTTAGCGCCCCCGCTTGTAGCGAACCTTTACCATACCCAGGGTTTTTGTCCCCGCGTATCAACCCTTTCTCGCGCATTAACGCCGCATGTTCAGGGCGCTTCTTCCCAGCAAATGCGCTGTAGCAGTGTTCTCGTAGCTTTTTTCGGACTTCAGGACGCCTGGACACATTCCGATCCCCCCGCATGTCCTGCGCCATTATTTCTCGCGCGGCAGCGTAGTCTCGCCCTCGGCGGCGTGCTTGATCGTTGACCATCAGCTTAAACGATCGCGCCATTGCGGGAGTCTTGTAGATGCGATACAAAAGCCAGTGCGCTAGAAAATGCTCTCGCGCCGTCAGGCGTACAAGGTTATCTGCTGTATCGGCTCCCCCCATGCTACGGGGGAGAATGTGGTGCGCTTCGACATACGTACCCGCGTCGGTACGGGCTTTTGCTTTTGCAACAAGCGCTTCGTACCGAGTCTGCGAAATACTTTTGCCGGAGGTTGCCATGATTAGCAGATCTTCCCACGGGTTTTGCCTTTGGCGGCAATACCGTCTGCACGACTAGAAGCAGAACGCACCGTACCGCCCTTTTTCATCTGCACCCCGGCCTGCCTTTTAGCGGCTTCGGCTTTTGCGGCTGCGACTTCAGCGGCAGCAGCTTCTTCTGCTGCCTCGCGCTTTTTCTTTGCAGCAGAAGCAATCGACGAGGGGATCATGCCGCCGAAACCGGAGGCCATCATGTCGCCCATAGCGCCTTCGCCTTTGATCATGGCAGCCAGCGGAGATACGTCAGAAAACTTCATGGCTGTTCCTTACTTTTTGGCAGTCTTTGCAGACTGCTTGAACGCGGCTGCTGTGGGCGCACCAGGGGTGCCGGGCTTGCGCATCTTCTCACCAGAACCCGCCGCAATGCGCTTGCGCTTTGCATTGATGTTCTCATAGAGACCGCCTTCGGCGTAGGAGTCCA